CCTGCAGCACCGTTAGTTTTGACGGTACTCGATACTCACGCCACCCGCGCCCAGCACATCAGCAGGATGTGAGATTCAACAACGCTAAGAGCGGTACCGCTACCCAGATTGTCTGTTTTACCGCTGAAGGTGTGCTCTTGCTCCGGGATAATCACTTCGTGGTCATGATCGTCCACTTCGTCAGTTTCTCCCAGGGTGGCGGGGTTGAATTGCTGGCTGATATCGCCGCCAATCTCCCACGGGTTTTCCCGGCTGGGAACGCCACCATGCTTGTGTCTGCCAGCAGGTTCCGTTCTCAGGGTTTGTTCCGGGTGGTTGCTGATTTCTCCGGTGACGTCAATCTGCACTGCCGGAAGGTTCGCCTTCTGAATTTTGACGGTATCACTACCGCCAGTTGTGCCAATATCTGAACCATTAGCGCTGCCGACACGGATGGTCTTTTTCTCCCCGGTATACGTCCACTCAGTCCACGGATAACGCTCATTGGGATCAACGTTCTGCGCGTAGAATTTCACTGTACCGACGGGGTTGTCCAGCTCCCATGCTGATCGGATAGCTTCGGCAATAGCCAGCTTTACGGCCAGAGGCGTCGCTGCTTTCTTTTGATCATCGCTATCAATCTCATTGCTCAGCCGGGTAAATCCCTTTTCATCCAGCGTTGCATCGGGATGACTTCGCGACGCTGCATGCTCGCTCAGTTGCTCGTCGGTATAGTCTTTGGCGTTGTTACCGGCATTAATCACATCCTCGACGGTTGCCAGTACGATCCCTGGATCCACGATAAGCTCAACCGCTTCGGTGCTGCTGACCGCCAGCCAGATACGGAGGATGGTAAAGCGGCCAGAGCCCTCAGTCAGTGCGGGTTTGTAGGTTTCCGGGACGTTGGCAACCGCCATACACTCACCGTCATCATCAAACAATGCAGCCTCCCGAATGGTAAACCCGCCCACCTCCGGAGGAATGATCATCTCGGCAATAATGATACTTTCGGTATCGGACAATTTCAGGCTGTTCAGTTGGGTACGAAAAAGCTCGTTTACTAATGAGGTTTGCTCTTCATCGGGGGTTGTCGCACTGCCGCCTCCATCGCCGACAGACATTTGAGAGAAAACGACCTTATCCC